GGAGCTGGTGCTCACCCATGAGCTCGAGACCAACGGGACCCAGTACGGGATCTACGGCGGGCTCACCGAGAACGAACGACGCAACTACAGACAGAAGAAGAGGAGACCAGCATGAGCAAGTTCGAGATCGACGACACCGGTATGCCGGTGACGGAGAGGAGCGTGCGCTTCCTCCAGGGCATGGTGTCCAGGATGGGTGTCTCGTTCCACAAGTACGGCCACGTGGCCAAGGCGTACCCCGGCAAGGTCAACGCACTCGCATCCATGCAGGAGCGGCTCGACCGCTACGCCGAGGACGGCAACACCGAGTGGCTGATGGACGCAGCCAACTTCCTGATGATCGAGTTCATGCACCCGGCACACCCGAAGGCGCACTTCGACCCGCAGGACTCGGACACCTCGCCCGGCCGCCGCGGCAACAACGGTCGTCGTCACCGAGGTGACAACCTCCACCCTGTGTGGGAGGTCAAGGCATGAGCTACGAGCACCCGACCAATCACTACCGGGTGGTCGACGCCACGGTCTTCGCCCAGGTGGAGGCGACCCGGCACACCACCAGATGGAGCAGCCAGCTGCAGAAGAACGTGCCGACGGTCGACGGCGCACGCATCGCAGCCATCACGCAGAAGCGACCCGAGAAGCCGAAGTCCGGTTGCATCGTGGTCGAGCTGACCATCCGGATCCCGGAGGCAGCGTTCCTGCCGATGCAGCCGACGGCGATCATCGACATCCCGGACACGTTCACCTCGATCGCGGCGCTCGTCGAGACCGAGGCGGATGTGAACGAGCAAGGTGTCATCGACGCCTGGGCTCAGGCTGCGCAGGAGCAGCCGTGACGACCCTCGGAAGTCTGCCGAAGCTGGCCGAGAAACTCGGCATCACGTGGTTCGACTACCAGCTCCACACATTCGGTGCCTGGCTGGACCAGGACACTCCGCGCGCCTGTTTGTATTACCGCACCGGGGCTGGCAAGAGCATCACCAGTCTGGTGATGATGAGCCTCAGCGGGTGCAACGACGTGCTGGTCATCGCGCCTCCGTCGACGCACGACACCTGGCACAAGCAGGCTGCTCAGCTGGGCATGGCGGTCACCACCATCAGCCACGCGAAGTTCCGGCAGCCGGGCTACCGGGTCAGCCGGCACACGGCTGTGATCGCCGACGAGTTCCATATGTTCGGCGGTCACGGGGGCAAGGGGTTCCAGAAGTTCGACACCCTGGCCCGGCACCTGCAGGCGCCACTGATCCTGTGCTCGGCCACGCCCAACTACAACGACGCCGAGCGGGTGTACTGCATCAAGCACGTGCTCGACCCACGCGGGACGAGCGGCGGCTACATCCAGTTCCTGGTGCAGAACTGCAACACGAAGATGAACCCGTTCGGGATCGAGCCACTGGTCGACGAGGACAACCCGTTCCTGCACTTCGACTCGGCAGAAAATTTTCTGCGATCGCTGCCGGGCGTGTACCACGTGCCCGACAACGTGGTGTTCCAGATCGAGGAGCACGACGTCGACATCCCGCTGCCCGACGAACTCGGGAAGTACGGATACGAGCGGCGCAACCACCGGATGGTGGCCAGCGCCATGGAGATGCGCCACACCGAGGTGCAGCTCAAGCTCATCATGGAGGACGGGTTCCTCGACGTACAGGTGCACAAGCTCATCGATCAGGTCCGCGCCGGCTACGAGCCGGTGCTGATCTTCTGCAACCACCAGACGGTGGCAGCGGCCCTGTCGCTGTCGTTGTTCGATGCGAAGCAGGTGCACGGGCTGGTCGACGGCACGCTGTCGACGAAGACCAAGGCCCGGATCATCGAGGAGTTCAGGCGGGGGAACATCCCTGTCCTGGTCGGCACGGCGTCCCTGGCGACGGGGACCGACGGGCTGGACAAGGTCTGCGACATGCTCATCATCGTGGACGACACGGACGACGACGCGCTGCGTCGTCAGCTCATCGGTCGCATCATGCCCCGCGGGGCGGACGTGGATGCCTCGGCCAAGAGGGTCATCCGCATCAACGTGTGATCGCTCTCGGGTGAGGGGTGGCCGGCACCTTGCCGGACCCTGAGAGAGGAGACACGTGACCGAATACGACGAGCAGATGCAGGCATTGGCCCAGCAGCTGGTGGATGCTCAGACGGCCAGCCAGGTCGAGCTGATCGACCGGAAGCTGGCCGTGCTGAAGAAGCATCAGGAGTGACTCAACAGAGGCGGTCGGCCCTCGTTAACGCCGGGGGTCGGCCGCCGCCATCAACAGACCAAGAAGGAGGCTTCACGTGCTGAAGCTGATGCAGCCCCGAGACCGGGCGGAAGCAGCGCACAAGCTGGCGTCCAGCTTTCAGCTGGTCCGGTACAGGTCTGGCCTGTACCTGCCTGAGGACTACGAGGCCCCGCAGTTCGGCATCATGCCGGACGAGGACCGTACGGTGTGGCGCCCTCTACCGAGGGAGGAGCTGCGCCGGATCGCTGCCCACCAGTTCGACCTGCTGTTCGCCAGTGACGGCGAGCTCGCGGGCTTCGAGTTCATGGTGGCGCAGAACAGCGAGCAGGCTGACGACATGGCCACCACGTTGCTGGTGCGTACGTCGGAGGGTCTGCAGCAGCTGAACGAGGAGGGGGAGCTGACTGGGGTGACCGGCAAGTTCGTGCCGAACACCCTGCTGCCGTCGCTGAACCACGACGACGCAGCCAAGGAGGAGGTCTTCAAGGTCATCGCCGAGTGGGTGGACTCCGAGGAGGACGCACACTCCCTGCTCACCCACCTGGCCACGGCGCTCGCGCCTGGCTGGTCGGCGGTGCGGTACGTGCTGCTGCTGGGTGAGGGCCGGAACGGCAAGAGCCTGCTGCTGCGCATGCTGCAGTCGGTCATCGGGATCCACAACGTCTCGAACGTCACCCGGTTGGACATCGCCGAGAAGTCGCCGGTGGTCACCGAGCTGAACGGCAAGCTGGCGAACATCGTCTTCGACGGGCAGGCGGAGTACCTCAAGGACTCCGGCGCGGAGAAGACGCTGGTGGCGGGTGAGCCGTACCCGATCCGCCGGCTGTACGACTCGACACCGACGGTGGTGCAGACCAACGCCCTGTTCGTGGAGGGCCTGAACAACGAGCCAAAGTCGAAGGACAAGAGCTCGGCCCTGCAGAAGCGCCTGGTGCGCTACCACTTCCCGAACGTCTACCCCTTGGACAGGGGGTTCGAGAAGCTCATGCTGAGCAAGACGTACCTCGGTGCGTTCCTGTCCCTGCTGATCGACCACTACGTCCGTGAGGACGAGCTGGCTGTGAAGCTGGCTCCGACCACCAAGGCGATCGAGCTCCAGCTGGAGCACATGTACACCAACTCCATCGCGCTGCAGTTCCTCAAGCACCTCGAGGAGAGCAGCATGCTGGGTGCTGAGGAGATCGTGGGCGAACCCCTCGACACCGTCATCCAGAGGTTCCAGTCGTGGCGGGTCAAGGAGAACGACCTCGGCAACTGGGCTTCACCCGATGTGGCTGCACAGATGCAGCCGCTCGTCACTACCGACCGCAAGTCTGCGCGGGTCAACGGCAAGGTCGCCAAGGTCCGGGTCGTCACAGGCTTCAAGCCCGAAGCGCAGGCGTTCATCGACTCAATGAAGGGAGACACCGAGGATGAAGATTCCGCAGCCCTGGTGGATGACTGACACGTACGACGACGAGGCTCCGCTGGCCGTCGGGTCGCTCGGCCTCGAAGGTCCACAGGGTGTCGCCCTGGTCCGGGCCTGGACGGACGGTCGCACCGACAAGGGCTGGGGGCTGAACCCGCCGAAGGACTCCAACGAGGGGTTCATGCCCCGCTACCTGCGCGACGACTTCAACGCGCGCTCGGTGCTGTTCGGCTACAAGAAGGGGAAGTGGGCGTTCGCCATCATCATGCGCAGCGTGCAACTGGTGTGCGTCGACATCGACGGGAAGAACGGAGGGCTCGAGCACGCGAAGAAGCTCGGCGCCCTGCCGCCCACGCTGGCCGAGACCAGCAAGTCCGGCAACGGCTACCACCTGTTCTACGAGTTCACCGAGCCCTGGGATGACACCGAGGGATTCGGCCAGATCCACGACCGCATCGGCATCGAGCAGGGCGTGGACATCCGCAGCACCGGGTGCGTGTACCACCACGACACCCAGCGCTGGAACCGCAGAGCGGTGGCTCCGCTGCCGGAGTACCTCCGCGATCTCCTGCTGACCAAGCAGCAGGAGCGCGTGCACAGGGCCGCGGCGATCGCCACGGTCATCGACTCAGAAGACGAAACGGAGATCCTGCTCATGCACGACTCACTGCTCAGCGACCTGGCCAAGCCGATCCCGGCCGGGAAGCGCAACAACACGCTGTTCGCCATCGGCCAGCAGCTCAAGACCGCCCAGGTCCCGAACTGGGAGGACAAGATCCTGGACCGTGCCGCCCAGCTGGGGCTCGGGGTCGACGAGGCGGAGAAGCTCGTCATCAACATCGACAGGTACCAGTGATGGCCGGCGAGTTCTGGACCCAGGACGAATGGGCCGAATGGTCGAACGAGCTCGCCAGCCTGATCCCCGAGGGAGACGAGTCGAAGTACTCCAATCCCGAGGGCGCACAGGAGGCGATCCTCTACGACGTCTTCCAGGCCTGGGCCAAGGAGCGTCGCAAGCTGACGCGCAAACTGACACCGGCCGAGCGTGCTCGAGTGGAGCAGGCGTTCGGCTACGTGACGGAGACGGAGCCCCTCGAGAACATGATCGCCGTGATCGAGGATATCCTCTCGGAACGGGGGGTGGAGTGATGGAGCGCCTGGTGTACCTTGCCGTCGGCTTCGTGATGGGTGCAATCGTCGGGCTGACCGCCACCGGTGAGGCCGAGGCTCCGGCTCCGAGGGACTACGCCGACGTCCGGTGTAAGGGCAACGGGCCCGACGGGTACCGCCGGTGCCGGATCGACTTCGAGCGTCCGGCGAAGAAGGTCGCCGTCGACATCTATATCGGTGGCGAGTTCGACATCGGGATGGTGTGGCAGCCGGAGCCCGGTCAGTGGAAGCGGGTGTACCGCTGAACCTGACTAGAACAGGGTTGCGAACTCTTGCATTGTGTCGCACTCTGTGATGCATGGAGGAGTTCAAGAGTTGCCCCGACTGCGGGTTCCACTACAAGCACGAGGTGGACCACTACATGTCCGGCTGTCTCTCGGGCCCGGTCGCGCACGCCGCGTGAACGTTGTTGCAGGTGAGAGCCCATCGACCTCGTGTCGGTGGGCTCTCTCTCTTTTTTGCTGACTAGGATTGCGGCCATGCTCGAGGCCGAAGACCACTCGCATCTGACCGCTGCTGAAAAGGCTCTGAAGGAGAGGTTCCACGGGGAAGGTGGGGACCGGCAGCGCGTGCAGTCGACTGCACGCGCTGCCGCGACAAGCACCCGCGTCGACCAGTTGGCACTGCCTGATGAGCTACGGGGGGCGATGCCCTTCACGAAGGACAAGTACCTGGTCAAGGAGAACGCGGAGCTCGTGCAGTGGGAGCGGGAGACCCGGAAGTTCCTGCGCCGGCTCTCCCCGCGGCACCGTCACCGGGTATCGGCGGTGATGATCTGGGAGTGGGTGACCGGGTTGAGCATGGCCGAGCTCGTGGCCAACGGTGGGTCGGCCAACGCGGACCTGCGCAAGCTGAACCAGATCCTCAACTTTTACTTCGGGAAGTCGTACTCCACCTACATCATGGGCAGGAAGGTGCCGAAGTGCTACAACGTGAAGCCGGGCTACCTCATCAAGAGGCACCGGCCGATGACGCTGACGCTGCTGGCCGAGTACTACGAGAAGACCCTGAACCCCTGAGGCCGATGCCGGAGACCGTGCCGGACGACGTCGCCTACGACCACATGAGCAAGCGATTCGGCTGCCGGTGCGAGGTCTGCTCCCGGCCGGAGGCCGCGCGGTGGCAGGCGAAGTGGCGGCGCGATCAGAGCCGCATCTCCACCTGAGTCTTCTCGAGCAGCTCGGCGTCCTCGATCGACCCGCCCTCGATGCGCTGGAAGATCTGGGAGATGGCGTCGAGGTCCTTGGCCATGATCGCCTGGATGATGAGGGTGGCTGCGGTCTTGTCCAGGATGTCGGGGCTCTGGAGGAAGATGGTCTGCACGGTGCCGAACCGCTGGTGCCACAGCCACTTGATCCGGGTGTCGAGGCTTCCACGGTGAGCCTCGGGCACGGCCTTGCGGTACTTGCGCTGGCGGTAGGCGACAACCTCTTCCTCGAAGACGATCGGCACCAGCATGTGTGGCTCGCTCACAGCTGCACCCCGTGCTGCATCGCGTCGACCACGATCCACCCGAGCGGCCCGAACAGCAGGGCCAGGAGGATCCCGGTGACGAACCAGACGCCGAGCTTCATCAGGATCTCGCTCATCCCAGTGCTCCCATCGTGAGGTCTTCGAACTCGATGGCGTCCTCGGTCTTGGCCGCCGGCGCGGTGCCGGGGCGGCGCTTGCCGACGAGCCGGTCCATCAGCATCCGCCGTGCCTTGTTGGCGCGGGAGAGGCTGCCGCGGACGCGCTCGTCGGGGCGGTTGGCCACGTCGAACAGCGTACGCGCGATGAGCTCGTGGACCTTGACGTCGAGGAGCACGTCGGTCTCGAGCTCGGGGTGGTCAGCGACCGCCTGCAGGGCGGCCCGGACAGTGATCTCAGCCATGCCCCACCACCTTCTGGAAGACGCTCCTGACCCGCGTGGCGACCGTCTCCGGTGCTTCCACGGCGGTACGCCAGGGGAACCGGCAGCCCTTGCAGATGTGCAGCAGGGCGTCCGGGTAGGCCTTGGTCTGGATGCCCCGGCTGCGGCACTTCGGGCACCGCGGCAGGGCCTCGCGCTGGGCCCTCTGCTCGGGGGTCAGTCGTCGGTTGCTCATCGCCACACTCCTGTCCAGTCCTGAACGTAATCGGTCGAGGCGGACTGCCCGACCAGCGGCGCGTCGAAGAACTGACCGCCGAAGAACTCCAGCTCCTTGGTCGCCTGCACCGCGTAGCGGTAGGCGTCCATCATGTGGCTGAACTTGTCGTGCAGCGGCTTGTCGGTCCACTGCTGCAGCTTGTTGTTGAACTCGTACTTGTAGTTCTCGAAGCACTCGAGCATCCACTGGCAGTTCGTCTTGTGGACGATCAGGTTGTACATGTTGAGCCTGGCCTGCTGGATGTCGGTGATGATGTCGAAGTCACCCTGCCGCCCACCGGGCAGCTTGTAGACCTTGTTGGACTTGGCCAGCACCGCGGTGTTCGGGAACTTCTGCCGGACCATGTCGGCCGGCGTGGTGTTCACCGCCTTCTCGTGGTGCTCGGCGTCCCAGGGCAGGATCACCCAGGCGATCTGGTTGAAGTAGTGCTTCTCCCGGAGCACGTCGATGTACTCCGGGACCGCCTTGCCGTGGCCCTCTCCGCAGTCGTAGACGAACATCCGGCCGTTGATCCACTGGAAGACGATCCACGCCGTGGCGTCGCTGTGCATGCCGGAGGCGCCGATGTCGAACTGCACGTAGACCGGGTGGCCGGGGTTGAGGTTGAAGTCGTGGATGCGCTTGTCGCGCTCCATCACCATGTACGCCTCGCCGTAGACGGCGGCCGCGTCCATCTCCTCGAAGGAGACGTAGTACTCCTGCTCGAACATCCGGTCGTTGCCGAACCGCTTGCGGTACGCCTCGCGGGTCAGCTCGAGCTGCTCCTTGGTGCGCACCGGTGGCAGCCCGTGGCGGCCCATGATCTCGTTCAGGTCGTCGATGGTGCGGACGATGACCTGTGCCTGGGGGTTGTCCTGCAGCGACTGCATCAGCTGCCACAGCGGGTTCTTCCGCTTGCCTCGAGGAGTCGAGACGACCATCAGCCGCTTCTCCTCGTGCTCGTTGTCGAGGATGGGGATGAGGCGGGGGATCGGGTCCTCGCGGTGGAACAGCGCGAGCTCGGTGATGGTGTAGTCCTGGAACGAGGTGCCGACACCGGAGGTGTCCGAACCGGACTGGAAGTAGCCCTGCAGTTTGAGCCGGGACTCGTTGCGGAAGCGGCCCTCCATGACCGTGTTCTTCCAGTCGACCAGGTCCTTCGGGACGTTGTCCTGCAGGCCCTTGATGTAGGTCTGGGTGGCCGGGTCGATGTAGGTCTTGTCCCACAGGATGTCCCGGATCATCGGGTTGTTCAGGCTGATGTAGACGCCGGTGGTCTTGGCGGTCCGCAGCCGGGCGTCGCACTGCTCCATCGAGGCGGCGACGTCCTTGCCGGACTGGCGGGGCAGCACCGCGATCCCGTAGCGCTTCGTGCGCCACATGGTGTGCAGCTCGGCCTGGTAGGGCCGTGGCCGGTAGTGAACGGGGAACCGTGCCACGGCCCTACTCCTTTCAGATCAGCGCGCTCGTACGACGGGGATGAGCAGCGCGATGAGGATGAGGATGAGGAGGATGTTGGTCAGCTCGCGGCTGTCCATCACTGCTCGTCCTCCTCACCGTCGGGGTCGGTGAGCTCCTCGAGCTCCTCCTCCGTCAGGTCCTCGGGGTCAGTCTCCGGGTCGGGGGCGTCGCCGCCGAAGCCGTCCTCGTCGGCGCCGGGCCGCGCGTCGTTCTCGACGTCGATGTGACCGAGGTCCTCGTCGAGGCCGGAATGGGTCTTGTAGATCCGGTCCACCGCGCTCAGGTTGTCGGTGAAGCTGTTGTCGCTGGATGCCACGATGTCTCCTCAGATGGTGAAGTTCGGCAGCCCGAGGGTGCCGAAGAGAGTCGAGAAGTCCTCGGTCTCACTGGACGATCCTGCCTTGCTGGTGATCCCAGCCTGCGGAGGCTCGGCGGCCGGCGCCGCCGGAGCCGCAGGTGT